CAATTTATTGAAAATGCTACAACAGGTAGTCAAATAATAACTATAAAACAAGGTTCAGGTTCAACTGTTAATATTGCAAATGGAGAAGTTAAGGCAGTATATTTAGACGGAGCTGGAAGTGGAGCGGCAGTTGTTGATGCGTTTACAGATTTAAATTTAGGTGGTAATCCAACATCGACCACACAAACAGCGGGTAACAATACCACAAGACTTGCGACTACAGCATTTGTAACAACAGCAGTCGGTAATGCAGAGCCATTTCCATCGGGTACATCAATGTTGTTTCAACAAACATCAGCACCTACTGGTTGGACAAAGCAATCAACTCACAATGATAAAGCACTAAGGCTAACATCTGGAACTGTAGGAACTGGTGGTAGTGTAGCTTTTAGTACTGCAATGGCAACTCCTGCCGTTAGTTTGGGTAGTGTTACTGGTAATCCTGGAACAAACCAAAGTGTAAGTGCAGGAAACTTGGCTGTAAGTATGAGTGGTAACATCTCAAATACAACATTATCAACAACTCAAATTCCAAGTCACACTCATAGTTATACAAGTCCACGAGTTGGTAATACTAATTTAGCATATCATGGTTCACCAAATTCAAAAGCAGATACAACTATTAATGGAGCTACAACAACTGCTACTGGTGGTGGTGGAGCACACAATCACGGACATAACTTAAGTGGTAGTATGACTGGAGCACCAACCTTAAGTGGTAATGTAACTGCAGGTAACTTAGCAGTAGCCGCTTCAACTGCCACTATTAATGTGCAATATGTAGACTTTATTATAGCTAATAAGGATTAATATGAAGTTAGAAGTAGAAGATAATTGTCCACTTAATAACTTTAAAAAATGCAAACAGTTTAAATGTGCATGGTTTGTGCAAATGAAAGGTACAAATCCAAATGATGGTAAAGAAGTAGATGAATATGCTTGTGCTATGGCATGGTTGCCAATGTTGTTAGTAGAGAATGCAATGCAGTCAAGACAAGCAGGAGCTGCAATAGAATCATTTAGAAATGAAATGGTAAAGGCAAATGAGTCAAATCAAAACTTATTACAATTATCAAAGTTTATGGAACAAAGAACAAATAAGGCATTATTATAATGAATGATATGTCAAAAATTAAAAATATGACATTTATATCTGGATACGAAAACATAGCTTCTGATGACTACTGCGACAGAATGATTGCTAAATTTGAGTTATTATTAAAAGATTCTTCTGTTCATATGGCATATGGTTCAGAGCAACATGGTTCTAAAAACAGAAAAGATTTTCAATTTTATTTTGATGAAAAAAGAAATGATACAGAAGATTTGTGTGCAGAAACTCATAAAATATTAGATATTGCTTTAGCAAAATATATGGATGAGTTTCCATCATTTGCTGTAATACCATGTTACAGTAGAGTTATAAAAGTACAAAAAACGCCACCTAAAGGGGGATTCCATGAATGGCACAAAGAACATTTTCTTGGCGAAGCATCTCACAGAATATTAACATGGACAATTTATTTAAATGATATACCTGAAGGTGAAGGTGAAACTGAGTTTCTTGAGTATGGCGTAAAAGTACAACCCAAAAAAGGAACTGTGTGTTTTTTTCCTGCATCTTGGACACACACTCATAGAGGAAATGCAGTTTACACAAAAGACAAATATATAGCAACTGGTTGGTACTACCAAGTTTAAGGAGAAAAATAATGGCAAAAATAACATACATCCACGAAGGAGAAAAAGATAGCACAGCAAGAATAGCTATTGATGGTGAGTACATTGACTCAGCAAATTTTGTTGGTTTTGTTGATAGTAACATTCATGCAATACAATGGGATGGTTCATCAGGTGAAATTGAGTACAAGGACAATACACCAAATGCAACAATAACAGATATATCATCTTATGGCTTTGAAACAAAATATGCGACAGAAAAACAAGCAAAATTAGATGCTGAATCACAAGCTGAAACACAAGCTGAGGCTGATAGAATTGCTAACATGACATATGCAGATAAAAGATTAGCAGATTATCCATCTATAGGCGATCAGTTAGATGACATTTATCACAATGGTATTGATGGTTGGAAAGGTACAATCAAAGCAATTAAAGATAAGTATCCAAAAGAATAAATATGAAATATAAAGTCTTTGACAATTTTTTACCTAATGAAGAATTTAATGCAATAGCAAATATAATTATGTCTCAAAATTTTCATTGGTATTATTTACAAGGTGTGGCTTCAAAAGCAAATGAAGATGAAGCTACCAATAACAACAATTTTTTTTTTACACACCTTCTTTATGCAGCACATCAACCTACATGTAATCATTATAATGATATTATGGGTAGTGTAGAAAGAGCATTGAATGTAAAAGCAAATATGATTGTTAAATCTGTTATAAGAATAAAATGTAACTTATATACGAGGACTGAAAAAATACTTGAACATGAGTTTCATGCTGACCAAACTTTTAGTCATCATACCTGTATTTTAGGTATTAATGACAATGATGGTTATACGATGTTTGAAAATGGAGATAAAGTTGAAAGCAAGGCAAACAGAATGTTAGTTTTTGATGGTTATGATAGACATTGTTCAACAACATGTACAGATCAAAAAGTAAGATTAAATATTAACTTTAATTTTTTATAGGAAACAAAAGGAATAATAAAATGATTCAAGATCAACTAGATGATATTTATCACAATGGTATTGATGGTTGGAAAACAACTATAAAAGCAATTAAAGATAAATATCCTAAATAAAAGTTAGTTTAATGCCAATAACGTCTTTAAAATTCAGACCTGGAATAAATAAAGAGACAACTTCTTACTCAAACAAAGGTGGATGGAACGATTGCGATAAAATACGTTTTCGTTTTGGATTTCCAGAAAAATTAGGTGGTTGGGAAAAATATGCTGCTGGAACTTTTTTAGGAACATCAAGAACTTTACATTCTTGGGCAAATTTAGAAGGTGACAAGTTTTTAGGATTAGGAACTGAACAAAAATTTTATATTGAACAATCACAAACGTTCAATGATATTACTCCAATAAGACGTAAAGTCGTTAATGGTGTTGTAATTTTTGATATTGATGGAAACCCAATTATAACAGTTGTATCAGGAAATGCTGGCACTGGTGCTGTTGGAACAGTTATTATTGAATCAACTTACAAAGTTAAATCAACTAATCCAGAAAATAATTTAAGAATTTTAGGTACTACAGAACTTGGAACAGTCACTATAAACACTCCTCCTTCTTCTGCGAATTTATTTGGTACTGGAGAAGTGGGAACTGCTACTGTATCTATTACAGATGAATCAACTGTTATAGTAGGCGATTAAAGTATGGCAATAACTTTTACCACATCAACATCAAGTTCAACTGTTACTGTGAATGATACTTCTCATGGAGCAATAGTTGGGGATTTTGTAACCTTTAGCAATTCTAATACTGGTAATACAACTTTAAATTTTCAACTGAATCAAGAGCATAAAATTGTTACTGTGCCAACAAATGACAGTTATACAATAACATTAAGTGATGATGCAGCAGCGACTTTGTCTAGTTCTGGATCAGCAGACGCAGAATATCAAATAAACACTGGATTAAATACAGTTGTACCAGGTACTGGCTGGAGTGCTGGTAGATGGGGTGCAGATGGTTGGGGATTAGCTTCAACTGATGTTGTTGGTGGTGGCACAATTAAACTTTGGTCACAAGATAATTTTGGTGAAGATTTAATTTTTAACGAAAAAGACGGCTTTGTTTTTTATTGGGATAAAACTCTTGGACTTAATGTAAGAGCAAAAAATTTAATTGAATTATCTGATGCAGCACCGACTAAATCAATAAAAGTTATTGTGTCTGAAAGAGATCGTCATGTAATTTGTTTTGGTGCAAATCCTTTAGGATCAAGTTCTCAAGATAAATTGTTAATTAGATTTAGCACACAAGAAAATCCATTTCAATGGATACCAAGTGCGACTAATACGGCAGGTGATTTGAGAATAGGTTCTGGTTCTGAAATTATAACTGCTGTAAAAACAAGACGAGAGATAGTTGTTTTAACAGATACATCTGTTCATAGTATGCAGTTTATAGGGCCACCTTTTACTTTTGGAATAAATCAGCTTGCTAGTTCTATTACTGTTCGTGGTTTCAATAGTGCTGTTGCAGTGGGTGATGCTGTGATGTGGATGGGTTATGATAGATTTTATATTTATGATGGTCGTGTTCAGGTTTTGCCTTGTTCTGTAAGAGACCATGTGTTTCAAGACTTTAATGAAACACAATCAGACAAAGTGTATGTGGGTGTAAATTCAGCTTTTGGTGAAGTATTTTGGTTCTATCCTTCAGCTACAAACGCAATATCTAATGGTGGAAATGGTGAAAACGATAAATATGTTGTTTATAACTATGATCAGAAAATCTGGTATGTTGGCAATCTTGCAAGAAGTTCTTGGATAGATAGAGGTGTTTATCAATATCCTTTAGCAACAGATTCTAATCTTGTGTATAACCATGAAAAAGGTAACGATAATGATGGTGCAGCTTTCACATCATTCATACAATCAAGTCCTATAGATATTCAGGATGGTGATCAATTTGTATTTTTAAGAAGAATGTTACCAGATGTAAGCTTTGATAATAGTGATAATGATATAAGCGAAAATGATAAAAAAGCTATATTTTCATTAAAAGCACAAAGATCTCCTAATGGTGGTTTTGTAAAAACTTCTGAAAACACTGTAACATCATCAACAGAAATCAATCATTTAAGATTAAGAGGTAGATCTTTTGGATTGAGAGTTGAAAGCACTACACCAAAAGTAAATTGGAGACTTGGAACAAACAGAGTTGATTTAAGAGCGGATGGAGATAGATGAGCAGACAACTTGCACCACCAAATTTTTCATTACCACCAGACGAGTATGATCCACAATATTTCAGTGAGATGGTAAGAAGTCTAAGTCAACTTGTCACACAATTACAAAATCCCGGTGAACTTCGAGGAACAAAAATCACTTTGACGGATCTGCCAACAAGTGATGAAGGTCTTGAGCCTGGATCTCTTTTTAACGATAATGGAACAATTAAAGTAAAGGCATAGACGAAATTACAATTTTAGGATAATATAAAGCTATGAGTTTAGGAAAACTAATAAAATCACTTGCACCAATTGCAATAAGTGCCTTTGCTGGTCCAGCAATTGGTTCTGGCATAGGTCAATTGTTTGGTAGCTCTGCTGTTAGTCCCTTTATTTCAAGAGCCTTAACAGGTGCAGTCACATCTAAATTAATGGGTGGTAAAAACAAAGATGCTTTAAGAAATGCATTGCTGTCTGGAATTGGTGGCATGGCTATAGATAGCTTTGGCGGACAAGCTCAAATGTCAGAAAATCAAACATTAAAGCCTGGACAATATACCAAAGCAGAAATTGAAAGAAATCAATTAGTTCCCACCTCATCTGGTAGTGGTCAATCAAATATACCAACTGAAACTGCCACAAAAGGAATAGCAGAATCTTTTAAACCTCAAACTTTTACTGGTGAGTTACTTAAATCAAGTGGCATTGGAACAGATAATTTATTAGCACGTTTATTAAACACAAGAATGGGTGAGGGGTTAACCGCTGGATTAGTTGCACAACTACTTGCAGGAGATGATGAAGAAGACACAAGAAGAGAGTTTGAAAGAAGGCCGTTTGGATATGGTGGGCCGGGAGGTCAACTTGGTGGGATTAGATATGCCGCAGATGGAGGTCTAAGTAATCCAATGGATTTTCCAAGAAGAAATGGTGGTATTGACCCATCAGAGGGTTCTGGAACAAAAGATGATGTGCCTGCAATGCTTATGGCAGGCGAGTTTGTCCTTACCAAAGATGCCGTCAGAGGATTGGGAGATGGCAATCAAAGAAAAGGCATACAAAGAGCATATAATATGATGGACAACTTGGAGGCTAGAGCATAATGGCTGTACAAACTGTAGAAAATATACAAAGATTACCTCCTTATTTAGAAGGTTTGCAAAAAAGATTATTGCAAACTGGTTTTGGTGTATTTGATGGCGATACCCAAACAACTCCGGGATTACTTGACAGTGCTCTTAACTTACCCGGATTTCAAATAGCTGGCACAGACCCATTACAAACAAAGGCTACTCAACTAGGCGAACAAATGGTTGGGTCTTTTCAGCCTTTTATGAGAGGAGCGGCAGATCAAGCACTTGGAGCACAACAAGCTTTAACAAGTGGTTTAGGTTTTTTACAACCAGAATCTATTAAAAGATTTCAAGACCCATTTCAAGATCAAGTTATTGATGTTGCAATGCGTCAGCTTAACAGACAGGCAGATATGAGAAGAGCTGGTGCAGATGCACGAGCAATTCAAGCAGGAGCTTTTGGTGGATCAAGAGAAGGCGTTCAAAGAGCAGAGACAGAAAGAGGTTTGCAACAAATTAAGTCAGACACGCTTTCTAAGCTTTTATCTCAAGGATTTGGTCAAGCTTTAAAAGCATCACAAGAAGCAGGAAGACTTTCTGGTGGTATTGGTCAGGCATTTGGTACATTAGCAGGAACAACAAGTGATTTAGGTCGATTGCAACAAGCTTTAGGTCAATCAGATGTTTCTCAGTTATCCCAGTTAGGTGCGTTAAGACAAAGGCAACAACAAGCAGGTTTAGATGCTATGAGAGCTAACTTGATGCAACAAGCACAAGAGCCTTTTACAAGATTACAAATAGGTCAAAACCTTCTTCAAGGCATGCCTAGTGCAAGTATTCCATCTACATTTCAACAAGCTACAACGCCAGGTGCAAATCCATTTTTACAAGGTATAGGTGCATATACTACATTATCTCAAATAGCACCATTTGGCGGAGCAACAGCTAACAAATAGAGGTAAGCATGGCACCAAAACAAGGCTTGAACATTGGAGATACAGACGCTTTACTTAAAAGTTTAAATCTTCCTAGCCAACCTAAAACATTTGCAGAGTTAGCTCAAACATATGGAAAAGGATTGCTTTCAGGTGAGGGGCCTGCCGCTAAAACATTTATACCACCAGTCAAAAGCATGGAACAAATGTTCGGCAAACCTAAGACGCAAGGTGAAAAGGTTTTACAATTTTTAGGGGACATCCCTTTAACTGCACTTGAGGGTGGTAGACTAGCGACTGGTGGGATAGGAATGTTTACAAATCCAGGTGGTAATATACTTGGTGATTATTTAAATCAATTAACACCAGAAGAGTACGAAAGAAGAACTGGTGGACTTGGTGCTGGTCCAGAGATATTTTTGCCAGATGATCAAACATCATCAATACCAGGATCAGACATCTTTACAGACGAAGGTCAGAGCAAGTTAGCATCAGAAACATCAAAAGCATTAGAAAATTTGATAGGTAAAAGTGTTGGTGATGTTGGTGCTTTTGACCCACAAGGTGATGTTGACCAAGCAACCATAGACAAACTACAAGAAGAGTCAAAAGGCAAACCTTCTGAAGTTAGTACGAGTGAAGTTATTGATACAAGCTTTGATAGTGATTTTGATGCAGATACAACAGATTCATCAAAAGCTACTGGAGATGAGGTGGAAGGTGCAGACACACCTGCTAAGAAAGCCACAGTTAAAGCTTTAGATGAGTTTTTAAAAGAAGCAAGACCTGGCGTAAAGCCTAGAAAATACGAAGATTATATCAAAGAGTTTGGAGAAGTTACTGGATTAGATGTTTCTGGTGAGCCAGATACCAAACAAGCATTAATGTCTTTTGGTTTAGCTTTGATGCAAAACAGAGCAGGTAAAGGGTTTAACATCAGCAATATACTTAAAGCAACTGGTGAGGCGGGTGAGGCTGCAAT